AACAAGACCTACACTCTTTACCATAAGGAGCGCGTCCTGCTGGCACTTGAGCTACGTTAGGTTGTGAGTGCGTACAACGACCAGAGATAGCACCATTGGTGTTTACCCTTCCGTGTATACGTCCATCATTATAGAGCTTGAGCCACGCTTGGTTGCCCTCAGCTACTTGTCCTAGACGCTTGGATACAAGCAGATACTCTAACAGCTTGAGGGCGTTAGGAGTGCCTATCTCTCTCAATACAGGTTCATCAATCTTAGGACGCTTGCCATCAAATGCGGCAGGCTTCCATCCCTCAGACATCAACCGCTCACATATCTGGTCACGGGAGTTAGGGTTAAAGGGAATCTCTTTGGTGCGATGTGGGCCCTTGATGATTTCTTTAGGCTTCCATCCAGAAGCAACAAGCTCCTTCTTTGTCTTTGCTTGTTCTCCGTTAGGAGCTATCCACCAGTGGCTTTTCATTAGCTCCACGCTAGACCCAAAAGATTTAGCGAGGTCGTCGCCTAGTTCTGCACGGCGAACCATGAGGTCAGAGGTAAGCTTCTCAGCCGCTTTGATGTCGAACGGAAAACCATTCCACTCTTGTCTACGCATAAGCTTAGCGAACTTGTGTTCTAGCGTAAGCATACGGACGTCAGGATTCTTTTTTAGAAAGTGGTCATACAAGCGGTAGGTCACGTAGGTGTCTTGCTTGCAATACTCAATCATCTCTGGAGTACACGTAGTCCAGTCCTCGGTTTCACCGTGGTCGTCCTTGAATACACCTATGCGTTTACCCCAAGCCTTCAGACTATGTGAGCCACAAAGCTCTTTAGGGAACTCTTCGCGTTGGTAATCAGTAGCGCGGATGTCAGGGAATATACAACGAGCCATGACTGCTGTGTCCAAAACCATAGGGTGCTGGAAGCCATACTTCTTGTACAAAGCTGGGTAGTCAAAGCCGATAGAGTTGTGTCCTACAATGGCGTCATACTTCTGTAGGCGTTGAAGCCCCTTGAGTACGGAGTCACCAGAGAACGCAATCGTACCTGCGTCGTCGTGTATGGCGATACAATGAACGGTCTCAAGGTCAGACAGCTTTGTCCAATCCTCAATGCCATTCGTTTCTATATCGAAAAATGCTATGCTATTCATTTGTTGGTATCAGTGTGGTTAGTGGGAGCAGGATGCCCCGTGATGTGTTATTGTCTCCTCCTCTGACGTCCCTCTTTGTGCCCTTGAGGGGCTCAATAAGTTCTTTGAGGTCTACGGTGGGAAGGAAGATGATTAGATTTTCTACAACGAAACAGTAATAATCCGCTTCGGAACGGTCTACGCCAGAGACTTTACCTCTGGACATATACTCAACAAAAACATTGCCCGTCTTCTTTGCAAGCATATCTTTTTTAATTTCTATTTTCTTTTCAGATAGCAATGCACCAATCTCTTTCTCGGCTATTTGTCCTACTTCAAGGTCGTGACGGAAGTTTGAGCAATATTTCATATATTAGAAGGGGTTCTCGCAGTAATGTTCTTCAGCCATTAAGCCAGTAGTGGGGTTGTAGTTGAGGGCGCAGGCGATACCTGTCTCCCCAGAAAATCTATTCTTAAGAACACGTACGATTGTCTTGTTCTTATTGTCTGGGCACTGACCATTACGCTCTAGTCCACAACAAATGTCGGAGAGTTGTGCGATAGCGGCAGAGCCACGGAGTTGTGCTAGGCTAGTGCTTGCGCCTTCCTCATGTCCCTTACCTTCTGGACGCTTGAGGTGGCTGACTAAAATCATTCCGATGTTGGTCTCTTCAACTAAGCTACGAAGCTTGGTCATTGTGTTGTCAATTAACCTACGTTCGTCACCATCTCCTAAACCAGAAACGATAATACTGAGGTGGTCGAGAACAACGTATTCGACGTCCATGACCTTAGCCATATAGCGTATATGTCCTAGGAGGTTGTCGCTCTCCATCGAACCCCAGTGGTCGTAAAGGAAGCAACGCCCAGAACCGATGGTGGCTTTGAAGGCTTCGTTATATTCGTCGGTAGCTTGGAACTCTGGGTCGAGGTGTATGAGCTTCTTCATCTCAAGACCGATGATGGAGTTAGCCGTGCGCTCAAGAGATTCCTCAAGGGCTATGTAGCCTACCTTGTGGTCAGTCTTGAGGAGGTTGTGTGCAATAATCTTACAGACGTGAGACTTGCCCACCCCAGACCCAGCCGCGAAAGTTACAATCTCACCACGGCGAAGACCATGAGTAAGCCGATTTAAACCACGAAAAGGATAATCAACTGACTGATTGTTCTTAGGAGTTGTGAGCCTTTCATAGAGGTCAACGCCGTCTGTAATAGCATCAGGCTTCCACGGCTTAGCATCCCACATAGAACGAACAATGTCATTCTTGCGGTTAGCCATTAACAACTCGTTAGCATCCTTCATAGGCAGGCGAGCTATCTTAGTCTTACCTGCTGGGAGAAGATGACTTACTTCTTCAGAGGCTTTGCGTCCCTGCTCGTCTTCATCGAACATCAGAACCACTGTCTCAAATTGGTCGAGCCAAGGGAACTGAGCTTTGAAGATAGACTTAGCTGACTGCGCTCCGCTTGGTAGAGAGACTACAGGCCATTTACCATCGCCGTTAGCCATCGCTACAGATAGGCAGTCAACCTCGCCTTCTGTTACAACAAGCATACGACCCCCATTAGGCCACAGGTGTTGTCCGAAGAATACGCTAGGTGCGCCCTTGCATTGAAATCGTTTGTCTTTGAATCGTAGCTTCTGTGCTACTAGCTGTCCTTCAAGGTCTCTGTAGTTTGCTACGTGACAAGTCTCGCCATTATAGGTCGCTACTTGGTAGCCATACTTCTTACAGATGTCTTTGGTTAAACCACGGGCAGGTATGTCCAGAGTGTGTCCAGTGAGGAAGCCAACAGGTTTAGTTTCTTTAGGAGTCACAGTATAAGTATTACCCCCTCTTGGATTGAATATACCGCACGAGTGGCACTTGGTGCTTCCGTCGGTGTTTATTGTTAGGGCATCGCTTGAGCCGCAGTCTTCGCATGGTTGGTGTGTTAGTGCTGATGTTAGTGTGTCCATTCTATTGGTATTGTTTTGTGAGCCCACAGAAAGCCGTGCTTGTCGCACCACTCCCCGTATGTGGTCTTGCTCTTTTTGCTGAGTGTGTTGTGTGCGTTCTGAAAGCAAAATCTAATGTCCAGTTCTGGGTTACAGTCACGCACTCTTAAGTGCTTGGTTCTATCGGCAGGTATCCAGTAACCCTTAGCTTCAATTATAATGCCGTTAGGCAATACGAAGTCTGGGGTATACGTAGACTCCTTCGTGTATTTCACCTTCAGACTTTCGTAGTCGAAGGGAGCCCCCACCCGTTCAAGGGTGAGAGCAAGTTGTGCTTCGAAGCGTGAACGGTATTTAGAAGCCGACGCCCGACGGGGCTTCTTCTTCGAACGCTGTATCCAAGGATTCGCCATCATTAATGAACGAGCCATCTTCCTTTCCGAAGACCGACCCGCCTCCCGCATATTCTACGAGGTCTATTACTTGAACTGCTTTAAGGCGCAGTGTGTAGCCGAAGCCTTGCGTAGGAGTGAACCATGTGTACACCTCCGTACTTAGCTTGAGGGTGGAACCGCTACCGACGTTAGGAGCTTTGGCTAGGCGTGTGCCGCTTGCGTCAAAGACAGGCACAGTGAACTCTAAAAGTCCCTTAGCTGTCTGACGTTGCGCTACTTGCTTAGCGTATAGCTCGTAGTCTCCCTCCGCTGTAATACGGATAGGGCTCGTGGTAGCACGGGTAAGCTTCTTGCCTTTGATGGCACACTCTGCTTCGTACTCTTTCTCTACGATTTCGGCTACGGTTTTACTAAACAGATTGAAGTCGTTTTCACTTACGTGAAGCTTACAGTGGTAAACCCCGTCAGTGTTAAACTTCGTATCTGGTTCTGCGATGCGTGGGTACACTGCTGTACCTTTGGGTGTTGTCAGTACTTTACTCATTTTATTTATCTCTATTTTGGTTGTTGTTGTCTCCATTAGGAGAAGAAATACTTGCTATCCAACACCTGAGAGATGTCGGCGTTGCCGTATTCTGGAATTTCTGGGAAATCTATTTCTGGGTTAGCCCCACTTAATTGATGTAGTAGGGCTTCTAACTGGTCAACCTCAAAAACATTTAAATATTGTTCTCTTAAAGTTTTGTTTAATGTAGGGCAGTTTGTGGCGTGAGTGCCGTAGCTGTCGTGTATCATGGCAAAGTCCCATATTCCTTGTTTATTACATTCGATTACTGTTTTAGTCAGGCACGCCGCATCCAAGGAGTGAACATAATTTGGACTGATGCCTGACTTCTGTTTGCGAGGACTGATTGCTTCGTCATCGCTGTACCATTTGATGTAGGTAGCTTGACCGCTGATGTTGGTACTAACATTCTGGCTTGTCGTTTTGTGGTAGCTTTGGAGAACAGGAAAACCTGAAGGGGTTACCCAGCTTACAGGCTTTCCGTGTTCTGCCAGCTTCTTAGCGCATGACTGCAACCACTGCATACAGTCCTTTGGCTTGTCGAGGACTTCGTTGATTGAAGCCCACGTTAGCTTACTGAGGTAACCAGTAACTTTGTAGCGTTCATCTTCTGTGAACGGGTTGGCGCATCGTGTTTTTCGCAGGGTGTCTTGATACCATTCGTCAACATAATCACGGCACGAGTAGAACGTACCGCCATAAGGCCACACCATTGTAGGGCGTTTAGCCAGTTTACGATTGATACCAAACTTAATCCACTTTTCTGCGTAGGGGTGAGTATCAGCTTTAAGTTTTTCTAGGATGGAGTCAGAGACAACTCTGTAAATATCTTCAGGTGAATCACTTGTGAGTACATTTGTTGCCTTGGCTCCATATTCGTCCCTCATCAGCATCGAAAGAATTTGAAGCCCGTTGTTGGACGCATCTAAATTAATAGGAAGCTGTGTCATTAGCTTGCCTGTTTTACGAAGCTGACCCCACTCAAAGCACCATGCAAGGAACTGGAAGGGGTCATCAGCGTCCATCCACATAAGATTAGTGGTAGGACTCTCGTAGATAGCTATCGCGTCCTTAGCGAAGCTCTCAGCCCATTCTACGCGCTTGTCTAACGTAAGCTTGTCGTTACCGAACGTGTTTGCTCCTTGGATAGCGAGCCACTTTACATCTTCGTCGGTCTTAATGCGTTCTGGGCGGTGGAACTGAAGTAATCCACGGCTGATGTCTGGGCCTTGGATACCAAGAAAGGCGGGTATGTTATAAACACGCCCACGGAAATCTACGTGCGAGGGGTAAAAGAAGCGATTACCAGAAAGCTTCTTCGCATC